AAGATTGAGCTAATTCTTCATAACCTTTGTTTGGGTCATACTGTTTCTTAGATTGTCTAGTTGCTGAAATAGTCATTTGGTTGTTTGGTTTGTACTGTTAGAGTCTTGATAAGGACTCTTTAGAGGTCTTTAAACCTCTAAGGAATCGTTAAGCAATTTCAATCTGATTATCAACATATTCTTTAGTTCGTTTGTAGACTATGTCGTAATCTGCATAGCCCTTAGTATTAGCTAACTCCATATCGAATTGTTCATTGAAAAAGTCCCAATATTCAATACTTGTAACTTTAGTTTTCATAGTGTGGTTCCTTGTAAATAGTTAGCTGGTTTACTAACTGATTATTAATATAACAACATCTTCCGCTATTTGTCAATCATTTGTTTATTGATTCCCTGTGATCCCTTAGTATCACTTAGTAATTACATCTTAACATTTTGTTATATTATACCCCCCTAGCGATGATATGAAAATGAATACATGCAAACAAGAAAAATAAGACTAGAAACACTAAGAATAATATAAGATATATTATGAAACACTAGTTATATCAATGGTTTTAATAGGATTAGACTATTATTTTTATATTTTTGTGACAGGCTAGGGGTAAAATTTATTTTCTATATACGTATAACCCCTTCAAATTTTTGCTCCTAATTTTTTTTGGGGTAGTATCATGCAGCAGCAGGTCAAGGATCCTCCCCCCTAGTGGAATCCTAAGTGTATTCTTAGTGTAATCTTAGTGTGTAGAGGTTGTTCTTTCTCCTATAGTGGTCCCTAATAGAGATCGCTTATGAAACCTTGTTTTTGGGGGTTGGTGTTTCTTATTTGTTGAGGAGTCATACCCATAGCAGTTTGAGATATGGTGTTGTTTAGAAGAGAATCCCAGTTATCAGTATGTATTGAGAGAAGTTCATCTTGCCTTCTAGCCATGTTTAGGTCTTCGTTTTGGGCCATATAGTCAGTCCAGTAGGCTACTGCCCCTGCGAGGGAGTCAACGAGGTCATCGTGAACTAGTGAACCTCTGTGGCGAGAGATGCGTGATAGTTGGTAAACGAGTTGAAGTTTGAGTCTTCTTTCTGGAGTTTCTTGTGGGTTAGAACGGAAGTCTTTTTCTATTACTTTGCGGTCGATAATTAGACGGTGAGAGTTCATGACAGGTTCAAGGGTATCAATTATGCGTAATTCTTTGGTCTTGTTGTTTCTAATGTCTTCAATTTGGCAAGGGTGTATGCGAGATATGAATGGTTTAAGTAGTTCAGCAAACATTCCTCCTCCGAAGTTTTGTTCTATGAGGATAGTATTAATATTATTTTCCTTAGCTAGTCTTGATATTTTAAGCAGAACGGGGTCTGTATAGCCCCCAGACAGTCCTAAGCACTCAGTTACGTATAAATTACCATTAAGCATCTTAACGCAGCTTATAGCGGTCTGATCCTTACCCTTTCCTGAAGGGTCAACAAACATAACTGAGCCTGTATATTCTATAAAGTCACCAAATTCTTGTGCAGGTCTATGAAATCTGTCACCATTGAAGCCAACGCAGGGTAGATCTTGTATTACATATTCGGGATTGTTAGACCAAATAACTTTTTCTGGTGCAAATTCTTTGTTGATGGAAGCAATTACTAGGTCGTTTATTTTTAATGGGTATCTATCTTGGTCTGAAAGGGTGGTGTCCAGTTGGAATTGAAGGTTAAATCCAGAACGTCCGTAGGAAGCTTCACGTTCCATTAGATCCTGTGCAGAGAACCTTATAGGATCTACAGGATCTTTAGGCTTTACAAGACCTTCTAGGAGTTCTTTCTGGATCTTGGGAGCAAGTCTATCTCCGTAGTTGTTTTTAAGTTCTGGGTATCTAGCAGTCCAGATTCTAGTTTCATATCCTCTTTCTTCTAGTGTTAGATATACAGAATTTTCTACCTGTGGTGTACCAAGGAAGGTAATTTTGCCATTTGGTTTTAGTATTGCTTCAAATTCTTTTACAGCTTCCGATAGCTTGTCTCTCATAGGTTGAGTAAAGGAATTATTTGGTACTTCTACGTCATCAGCTATAACTTCATCAGCCCTAGCACCAGACATCTGCCCTAAGACCCCTCTGGACGAACAAGAGGGTGCATGATCGGCTTGTGCAGGTCTTACATCAAAACTTACCTTACTGTTTCTCTGGTCATCTCTGGGGATCAATGGAGAGAGTATAGGCATCTCATTGATAAGACGCATAGTGAAGGTAGTAAAATTATCTGCTCTGTCTTTACTGGCTGAGACAACTAAGAATTTAAGCTGTGGATTCATACGAAGTCTCCACACAACGTATGTAGAAGTAATCCAACTCTTACCTACACCTCTAAATCCTTGTATGATTTTACGTCTAGCACCATATTGTAGGTATTCAGCTATGTCTAACTGAACTGGTGTAGGGTCTGGTAGGTTTAGATGTCTCCAAGTAACAATTAAGAAATATCTAAAGTCCTGTAGTTTTTCTGGTAAGGGGTGCAATTATCAATCAGCTAAAGGTACAGCATCTAAGTCTGGAAGATTCAACATTAGTTCTTCCATAGGATTCTTTTCTACAGGAATACATTCAACACCATTATCTTTTAAGAACTGTCTAGCTACATTTAGATCCCCTGCCTTTGCATCACCACTTTTAACCTTGTCTAATAATTCTTGAGCTAAGACTAGGTGTAACTGTTCTAATAATTTAAAATTCTTATCCATAGTTAGCTGTATTTATGAATTAATATAATCACTTTTTAGGTCTTTTGCCAAACAAGACATAGTGAATCTTATTGAAAATATTACTTTGTTTATACTTACGAAGCTTGTGTTCTGCTCGAAAGCATTTACTTTCTGATTCTGCCATACGAGTAAGAGCAGCAGTAAGCAATAGGTCTTGTAGTCTTGAGTGTCTCACAAGATCAGAACAATGTTGTCTTAATAAAGAATCAGGTAGTTGATTTACTTCTCTAATCTTTAGTTCAATCTCAAACTCTACTTCTGGTGGTGGTTCACCTAGAAGTATATGAAAGAAGTCTTTATCTTTCATTAGTTTTGCTTGGGAAATAACTGATACTCCAACATATCTACAGCTTTATCGTCCAATGTATTTGAGGTTTGCTTACAGATAGCACGAAGCAAGTCCACTACTAACCTCTTAACAGCAGTCGTAGAGAAGAATTTTAGCAGTATTGGCTTTAAAATCTTTAACATAAAAGTAATGTGTTACTTTCCAAACATACCAACATTTGTTAAGTTTGCCATAACTACCTATTATTAGCCTGTAACGCTATCTCCCCATTTATAGGTAGTTTTTTATTTATGGCAGAACAACCAAAAGAACAAAAGAAAAGTGTATGGTTCAAATTACAAGAAGCTGTACCTTGCAGAGAGGAGCAATTTGAATTGGTATCACTAGGAGTTAGGCTTATTTTGTTGACTTGGGCTACAGCAATGTTAAGTCTTTCATATTTAGATCTATCAAAACTAGGAATACCACAGCAAAAGATAGATCCGACCTTTATCGCTTCGGTTTTTGTAGGGCTTGCTAGTTCTTTTGGAGCTTCTATCACACAGAAAGGTGGTGAGAAAGGTAAGAATGGTACTAACGTAAAGGCTGAGTTACAGGAAGTGTTAGGCAAGACACAACTCGTTCGTATCGAAACTCCTTTAAAATTAACCTTAGATACTGATAAAAAATGAAAAAGCTATTATTGCTGTCTTTATTTTTGTTTAGTCCTGTATATGCCAATGGAGTCCCTTCTTGGACTACTGGCTCTAGCAATAGAACAGAGAATACTACTCAGACCATTACAAGATCTGTAGTAACTGAGAAATATGGGGCAGCGTTAAATACTTGGGAAGCATCAAATATAGAGGTTACAAGTGCTTCTAGTGGTGGTATAGCTCATTCAGATGCAATATTTACACCAAAAACTGTAACTAGCGATTGGTCTTTGTCTATAACTACAAGGGCTGCTAATCAAATGACTGAAAAAATTACACAGAATGATTCGATTACGACTACTAGCGTTATCACTTCTTTGTCTGTCTTTAGTCAGTAATAAAGCAAGAGCCGAAGGCGATACAAATGTACAGGCTCAACCTAATGCTGTAGGTAATTCATCAATAATTAATCAGAATATGAATATCAATAATGGAATGACAGGCAAGCAGCAGTTTGGAAACTTAGTTTGCAGTCAACCTACTATGGCTGTAACTCCTTTCTATACAGGTAATGATGCTCAAGGTGAAGAAACTTATAGCATTAATGAAGGTTGGGGAGTACAAATGAGTTTTATGATCCCATTAGGCGGTAGTAATCAAACGTGTGAGGATCTAGCAAAAGTAAAACTAAACTTAGCCAAAGAAGAATTAAGCAAGCAAGTGCATGATAAGCAATTAGTGAGAGTTTTAAAGTGTTCACAGCTTCATGCAAGCGGTTATATGATTAATCCTAAATCACCTTATGCAGGTCTTTGTAGTGATGTAATAAATATAAGAAGTTATGTAAAAGCTAATCCTTCTTTGTTTGTAAATCCTTCACCTCCTTCTTCAAAACCTTAGTGAATATCTTTTTCATAATTTTCTTAAATTGTGTAATTAAACTTTGTAGAACTATTGAACCTGTAACAGCTAAAGTTGCACTTACACCGCTAGAAATTACTGACGAAGCTATGATTTCTGGGGCTGGTATTGGGAACTCACCGAACAGAGGTATATTAAAAGTAGCTACAGTTTCTAATGAAGTATTTTCTAAGTTTTGTGGGAGGTTCGTTGGTATCGCTTCTGGCTTTATACCTGTTACTTCCTCGTCTTGCTCCTTTTCTTCTGAAGAAGTATTTGCCTTCTCTTCTGCCAAACCCGACTGAACTTGTTCCAGACTCGGTAAAAGAATTGGATCTAAATAAGGTATCTCCGCTTGGGGAGGGTAAAAAATTGTTTTAGGAGGATTGAGTATATAGTTTGTATCTGGTAAGTTTGGTAAGTATATTTCGTCCATATTATGAGAGAAGCTTTTGCTAAAGCATTAGTGCCTGTAACCATAATAACTTTTGTAGGAATTATGGCACTAGCACCTTTGTACGTCACAATATCAATGATGACTAGAACTTATACTTCAAACCAACCTTAGTTCCGTAGCTGTTTGTATCGTCAGTAACAACAGATAGCTCACCATATACATCAATATTTTTTGATACAACTACAGAACCACCAGCTTTACCAGAAAAGTTTGTTTCTGAATCTGTTCCATCTGGGTTGTTTAGATATGCACCACCTTGAACGTAGTAGCTACCAAAAGCATTGCCATTCTCATAACCAAGATGTAAGTCAGTACCAGACCCAGTAAAGTCTTTACCTGTATAAGAACCATTGTTCTCTACGTTTAAATAGAAACCAGCAAACGCAGGTGTTGATAGTGCTGAAGCAGCAGCTATTGTTAATACTTTTTTAAGCATAATTACTTAGAATAAAGCTCAATAATAGTCGTTTTTATTTAAAAATCAAGAAAATTAATCAGCAGCTTCGGGTTCGTTACCGTCTATAGCTTTCCACTTAAGGTACTCTTGGTAGTCGGTGTTTGCTTCGTCCACAGGTATAAAAAATTCTTTATTATTAGAATCTGTAAATTTTATTGTCTGTTTTGAAGTATCAGTCCATTTGTAAGTCATAAGTTACCTTCTATAATTCAGCAGCTAGTCCGACATCACGAACCGCTTGTTGTGCCGCTTGACC